CCTTGTTTTTTGATGTATGAAGAAATATTAGATAACCCGAAAAAATTATTTGCTGAACCTAGCCGATATCAATTAGTGAAAGTTAACCATACAATTTTCAACCAGGATTCTGAAGGCAGAACTGTTGAGAGGGACCAAGGTTTTGGTATCCTTACTGTTCCTGATGATCCAAGTGGAGAAGACCAAGATAAAACAATTGGAACAAATAACTTTCTTACCTTTCCACCGGATTCCCGACATCCACCGGCAATGATTTCTGTGGACCCATCATTAGTTACGGCACTTTCTGAGAAACGTAATTCCACAATGGAGTCATTAATTGCTGTAGCAGAACAAAGCGGGGTTCAAGGAGTTACAAAAAGCAAAGACGCAAAATCTGGTCTTGCTTATGCTTTTGAATTTTTTGCTTACGAGTCTACACTACGAGACTCTTCTCGGTTAGCTGAAGACACAGAAAAAAAAATAGTATCGTTGTTTAATGATTGGACCAATGAAAACATTAAATATGAGATAACTTATCCACGAGATTTTAAGCCTAATAAAGATGCAGAGAGACACAAAGAGATAAAAGAAACTATAGAAATTCCAGGGTGTCCGAAACCTTACCAAGATAAAATGTGGGAAGAAAAATACATGTTAGATTATCCAGAAGATGAAAAAGGACTTAAAGAATTACAAATTTGGTTAGAAGAAAATAAAGAACCTGAATTTGAAAACGACCAGGACGTAGAAAATAATGCCGAATCCGAATCATAAACTTTTTGATGAGTTCAAAAAAAAATATGAAAAAATATTAGATCCAATTATTAAAGAGTTACAGAAGCAAAACTTCACAGAAAAAAACATCGACGCTTTAATAAATAAATTATTTTCTACTCATCAAATAGAAAAAAGAGTCACGAACGTAATAATAGACCTTTCTATTGATGCTTTTGTAGTTGGAGGGTCTAAAGTAACATACGATACCACAAAAAAATGGTTACTAAAAAACAATTGGTTTGAAGATGATTTAAATTTAAGCGAGAGAATTCATAAAAACATAAAAAAGACTAAAGTAGGTATTGCTTCAATACTTAAAGAAAATTTAGGCCATTCCGTTAACTGGCAAAAATCTGCTCAAAAAATATATAAGCTAAAAGACCTTCCTGTTGAGCTCCCAAAATACATGAATGAAATTGTTAGATTAGGGAAAAAAGCTCTTCAAGATCCCGCTTTAATTGCAGATTTTAATAAGTCAGTAAAGAAATACCAAAAACAAATAGATAAATTAACTAATCTCGGATATAAAACCCCTCGATTACAAAAAGCGTATAATAATATTATTAAGCAGGTTAAAAAAGGATCTATAGATGGGTTAGATAAAGGAATAGAAAGAGCCATAAAAGCGAAAACTCATTACTATGCTCAACGTATTGCAAGAACAGAAATAGCAAGTGCTTACGGAAACGCTGTTTTGTATAATGCTAAAAAAGATGAAAGAATAGTTGGTGTGAGATCTGTATTGTCCAGTAGACATAAAATCATAGATATTTGTGACGTACACCACAGTGTGAATCAATATGGAATGGGAAAAGGGGTGTTCCCTAAAGGAAAAGTTCCTCCCTTCCCCTATCACGTTCAATGCATGTGTAGTTTAGTTCCTGTTACTAACAATCAAATACAGCGTACTAAGAAAGTTAACCGGACGCGTCAAATTAATAAATTCGTAAAAATAAAACCTACCCTTGAAAATAAAAAAGGTGAAATACCTTTTTTGACTAATAAATTTCATAAGATTAGAAAACCGACGACTTAGTAATTCTGTCATATAATACTATATTATACCCCTGTGCTTTTTAATATGGTCGCAATTACCCAAATTAATGCGGTTAATGTTCCTATAGCGATAATAAAAATCCCATACCATTTACTTTCTGCAATTCTGTATATTAAACGTTTTTTCATTTTTTACAACCTTTCTTGCTTGTTTTACATAATTACAAGTTATTACTGTACTCTTTCAATATTAAAGTTTGAATCACAAATATTCTGAGGTAAATAACCTAATAACCATTCTATGTCTATACCGTCTTCACTAGTTTCAATTATAAAAATTTTTGTTTTAGGATTTTCTATTTTAATGTTTAAATTTATTTCTTTAGAAATGCTCCATTCTCTCTTACCCATTTTTAACTCCTTTTGTTTTTAATTATTACAAGTGTTATTCTTTTTGTTTATAAGCTATGTATTTAGCGAATAAAAGTTTATTATTTAAGTCTTCAATAGAAAAGGCATCACCTACCTTCGGTTTATTTTCATATATAAACAATCCTACTGTTTTTCTAAGCTTAAAACTTAACTCATCTACATGTGTACCCGTGACTACAGTTAATATATATGAGTAACTTTTTGTACCTATTGTATTTACGTTGTAATGGGCGTGTAATGGTTTTAGCAATAAGTGACTAAAACAACGGTAAATAACCATTAAAAATTTACATAATAAAATATTTATTTGTTTTTTCATTTTTAACTCCTATCTATCTCAAATTGAGATTCATCAAGAACGTGAATAATTGGGTCTGTAGGAAAACGACCAAAAAAGAATCTTGATTGATCTGATAAAAACACTACTAAACCTACGAAAAATATTCCGAGTCCCAAAACCATCAAAAAAGTTCCTAAGTTATCCATTTTTATTTCCTTTGTTTAAGTTTTAACGTTATTTAATTATACCCCTTTTTTATAATAATGTCTACTATTTTTTTATCACCGATATATTCCATATATAATGAAGGGGTATTATGCCTCTACTATCAATTATTAACCAACGGTCCTTTAGAAAGGAATATAAATGGATTTCGAAGAATTAATGAAAAAGTTATCTGAAAGTGAAGATTTCGGCGAGGATGCAGTCAACGCAGTTAAAACTAGGCTTTCAAAACCTAATAACGAAGCAAAGAACCTTCGGATTAGACTAAAAGAAGCTGAATCAAAGTTATCAAAAAAGAATCCCGTGATAGAAGCTCTTTCAAAAAACGGGCTGGATATAGCAGAAGATGCAGATATAAATGAATCAGTATCGGATTTCATAGCATCATTAAAAGCTAATAATTCAACTGATGTTGATTTTACTAAGCAGCTTCCATATATCAAACTGCAAAAGCAACTTGAAAAGCTCGAAAAGAAGAGTGAAAACGATGACCGAGAAAACGCAGAATTAAAAAATAAAAGTGAGAAAAAAGAGATTATAAATTCTTTGCTATCTGTTTTTAAAGATAATATTTCGAATGGGGAGACTGTACTTGATCTTCTTGTTAATTCAAACAAAAACCCTTTTATAGTTGAAAACGATAAAACGGGATTTAAACTCGACGATGGAGATATAGTTTTTGGAATAAATGAAATCGTTGGAGAGTATAAAAAAGTATACCCGAATCAAGTTAAAAATCAGTCAAAATCCGGTGCAGAAACAAAACCTGGAGGGACTAATTTTCAAGTACCAAAACAAATAACAGATATTGCTCAAATAAAAGCTATGTCGGCAAAACAAATTTCAGAATTGTCGCCAGATCAAAATAAACAAATGATGCAAGTTGTTCAAGAGCAATCAAATTAAATTGAAAGGTAAATAACAGTATGAGTTGGAATTCTTTTATTCCTCAAATGTGGATCGCAAAAACATTACCTATCCTAAAAAACAACCACAATTTCGCGGCACTTACGAATAGAGATTATGAAGGCGAAATTAGGAATGGTGGGGATACCGTAGTAATAAATCAGATAAGTTCACCTTCTGTTGGTGACTACGTTAAAGCAACAGGTGTTACTTTCGAAGACTTATCCTCTACTAGTCAATCTTTACTTATCGATCAACAAAAATACTTTGCTATTCAAGTTGACGATATTGATAAAGCTCAAGTTGCAAATGGTGGGGAATTGATGGCAAAAGGTATAGAGCACGGTACATATGAATTCCTAGACCTTAGAGACCAGGCTATAGCAGCCGAGTACTCAAAAGCAGGTATTTTTGGTGGATCAGGACAAGCAGCTTTAGGTACTACAGGTACACCGCTTGAGATCACAGTAGATGGCGGGGGAACTTCTGTAAAAGTAAGTGAATGGCTTGCTCGATTAGGTAGACGAGCAGTTGAAGGAAAATTACCTGATTCTCTTCCTAAATCTACAATTGTACCTCCTTGGTTACACCAAAAAATGGTAATGGACAAAATCGTTAACCCTCGTGGTGTAAATAATGACGGTACATATATCCAGGGTGAAGTTCAAAATGCTTACGGATTTAATATCTTGGTATCAAATAACGTATCTGATACTTCTACTAAATTTAGAGTAATGGCAGGTAATAGAAATTGTATTACGCTTGCAGATCAAATTACCAGAATGGAACCAGGACGTAGGGAGAATTTTTTCAAAGATTATATCAAAACCCTATATGTATACGGTCTTAAAACTGTACGTCCAGATCAATTAATGCTTTCTTATGTTACAGAAGGTGCAGAAGGACAATAACCCTTGATCATTTTTAACGTAAATATTAAAGGAACAATATAAAATGTCAACAATAAGCGTAACTAAATTAACTTCAAACGTGGGCGCGGGCACTTTTACGTCAGATATGAGTGCTTTAGCTGGAGCTACAGAACACGAAATTACAGGAATAGGTCGTGAAAAAAATCTTGTGGTTTGGGCAAAAAATACTGCTACTCAACGAGATATTACATTCAAAGCTTCAGATTTTGGATATGCATTAGGGCAGGGTGATTCAACATTTACTCTTCCTCAGAATATCCCCTTTGCAATCAATCTCGAAGGTGCAAGACACGTCAATAGTGACGGGTCGATTGAATTTACAGTAGCAGCCGGTATGACAGGCGAATTAAGCGTTTTCGAATTACCTGATTAATGGTTGATAGATAGAGAGTAGGGGTAATCTTTACGGTTAACCCTACTTTTATATACAAAATGACTGTTAAATTTAAAAAGATAAAACAAGATCCGTTTCCTTTTTCTAAGTTTGGTTTTAAAAAACTTCAAAATTTAGTTGAAAATATTTCATTAGATATAGTGTTAGAGGCTAAAGCACACCATAAATTTGAGCCTCGAAGCGGTGATTTAGAACGTTCTGTAATGAACCATATTAAAATATCAAAAAACAAAATAATTTCAGTATTCAAATTAGAAGACAGAATAGCAGACTACGGTAAATGGATTCACGGGGGTTTTCATTCCTGGAAGGCAGATAAATTTCTTGAAAAACCTTTCGAAAAAAAAACCAAACAATTAAAAAAATTAATTAAACAAAAAATGAATCGAATGAAATAATGGCATATATTGCAAATTCAGATATACGTGATATGTTAGCAAAACAATTCACTTCCTCTTTTTCAACTTACCATACCGCAGTAGACGAGCATATAGAAGAGTTAGCCGAAGGCGAGCAAGTGGATTCATCCGATATAGCAGTAGATGTAAACAACTACGTTACTAATACATTTTTAAAAAGATATGCGGTAAATTGGTTTTGTATGGAATTATTTCTTGATAAGATGGGTATGAATGATAACTCGTTAGCAGATGAGGAAAAATATATGGTTAAATACGAAATATACCGTAAAAAGGTAGATATAATGCAAGGTCGAATTACAAAAAATATACTAATGAATGATATTACATCTAGACTAAATACAGCTTCTAACGCAGGGTATTTATACAGAGGATAGTATATCTTGAAAATAAAAACGCAAAAGAAAATAAAACAAAAGAAAGTAAAAGCGCAAAAATTTAAATTTTGTAATACAGAATTACTTAATTACGCATATAAACATTTAAAAATAAAAAAAAAGAAAAACACAACATACATAATAAACAATAAAAAATTTACAAACACTCTTAATCTAAAGGACTCACTTATGGCAATATCATTAAATTGTATGAACCGAGCAAAAGATAAAAATGGTTTTCAAGCAAAAATAAAATATTTCATGCAAAAAGCATCTTTAGCGGTTTTAGGGGAAGAATTACCTATAGGAGACGAACACGTAGCGAGAGTAGCTTACGCAAACGATATATTAGACGGTACAGCGAGCATATATGAATATGCAGTAGGTGTTGTAACAAATGCTACGATAGCTACCACCATAAATGGTGGATCAGAACCGACAGATAGTGAGCTTGAATTTGCTGTAAATAGTATGTTTTCAGATTTTGCAGGATGGGACCAATAATCTAAATAATAAAGGTAAATTTACATGGCTAATTATCCACAATTAAAATTTGATGATAGCGCGACCATTTTATATGCAACTAATTTATATAGTGGTTCAGATGCTGATTTAGACAATACTGCTCCTGTAGACGATACAGATGGGTATACTCAAAATATAGACCTTATTGCGAAAACAGGAATAAACATAAATTTTAAATTTGATGCGTCAGGATCTACTGATAATTTAATATTAAAATTATTTCGTAATAATACATCTTCTTGGGACGACAATGAAATCCTGATTGATGAGATAGAGATAGATAATGACGGCAGTGAGGACATATATTCATATGTTATAGATGCTTTACAGTATGGAGCGGGTCATTACAGGTTTTCTATGCAATCTGAAAGCTCTAATGATACTTTTGATATCGAAGTTAAAGGGTATTACTGGCGTTTTGAGATAGCAACGAGTTAAAAAATGAATCAAAAACCTTTAAGATCACCTTGTTTTTTAAATAAATCACACCCTCATGCTAAAGGTCTTGGGGCTGCGTATACAATGAACGATAATAGTAAATTTGTTTATGATAGAACCGGTCATAGTTTAAATATGAATATTATAGGTAATACTTGTACACCTAAAGGGTATTCTTCAGATTCAAATTCTGATTATGGTTTAATAAGTAACATAAATAATGCTTTAGTAAATTCAGAAGTAGGCACAGTTATATTTAAATTTAAATGTTTTCAAGATATTACTACTATTGCTAATTTTAGACTTCTTAGCAATGCCGGTCTTTCTAACAATTATGGTGATTTTTTATCATATAAAGGTACTACAGGTAGTTATTATTATTTTATATTAAATGATGGATCTTTACATTATATTTATATCGCTCCAGAAAATCTAAATAACTGGAACACTTCAGGGCATCAAATTACTTTACAATGGAATAGAAATAAAAATTTACTTGGTACTGATAAAATGTTAATTAATATAGATGGCAAACATATATCACCTTCCGGGAGCGCTAATGCTTCTTCTTGGAATAATTTTACAATACACAATACTTTAAGTGTTTTAGGTGATAAAGACAATCTTTTATGGTCAGCTCATGGTATAATGTATTATTTATATTTTTATAATTATGCTTTACCAGAAAACCTAATTTACAGTATTTATAAAAAACCTTATGCGATGTTTTATCAACCAAATATATTAGCCAATTTTATAGGCGCTTTTTCAGGAGGTGGTCTATTACGGCAAAACAATCAAAATTTTGGTGCTAATGCTTTTCCTCAAGGATTAGGACTATAGGAGAATATAAAAATGACAGTAAGTGCAATAATAAATTTAGGCGAAAGAAAATTTGGTAAATCGACTCAAATAGTGGATTGTTTGCATGTTGGCGATTAATAATGTCCGCTATTAGATTAGGAGAAGGTTCAGGTAACCTTGCAGTTGAATATGAAGGCGGAGGTAAAGCAACACTTCCTTTCTTTGTGAGTGAAGAGCAAGGTAATATACGAGAATTCGTAGGCGAACGTATAAGATCAATTTTTACTTCCGGTACTACTTTTACCGGAAAAATCTGGCCTTTGTGGTAATATAATATGGCAGACCCAATAATATCACTTATAGAACAAGAAATAGAAAAATAGAAACTTTTCTTTCTGGGTTAACTGTTGTAGGTGGTTATAGACTCAACTGGGCCGCAGTAAATTTTGAAGATAGAGCTTTGGAAGACAACACATCTTATGGTTGTTTTGCTTGTGTATACTTCGTAACTGAAGAAAACCATGATGATGTAAATATGGTACACGCAGGAGCATATAGTAACAAAGCTATATACCATATAGATTGTCGAGTTCAATTAACCTCTGAAAGCTCTAAACCAAAATTCGATGCAAGAAAAAGATTATATTTAGCTCAAGAAGATATCAAACGTGTGTTTGGTAAATACCCTTCTCTTAACTCTGTATATGCATCTAATGTTCAGTATAGGGGTTCTGATATAATAGAAGATACACTACGTAAAGGAGATAGATTTACTCCTATAATGTTAAGAGTAGAATTGGATGTATGGTATTTCCAAGACCGAGAAAACCCAGAAATAATTTCGCAATAAATATGAAAAACAACCAATAATATAGTATACTAATAAATAGAACATAATAGAGAGGTTAAAATATGGCTTTTACCAGTAAAAATTTACGATTCGCAGTTTGCAAAGAAGAAAGTTCACCGGGAACCCCGGAATGGGATTTAGCTGCGTCTTTTCCCGCGGATGCAGAGTTTAATAATCGTATATATGATATAGGTATTTCTCCAAATATAGAATTCGATGAAGATGTGGCAAATATAGCCACAGGTGATCATGGTGAATTATCGGGATTAACAGGAAAACAATCTGGTCAAATAACTTTTTCGTTTCCTCTTCATTGGGGTGGCGCTGTAGATACCTCTCCTAATTGGAGTAAAATACTTCAAGGATGCGGGCTATATGAAAACGCTTACGGTGCAACTGGTATCGGCTGGCAGCCTCTAAAACAAATGGATATAAATACACTAACTATTGCAGTATTTGATATGGACTTAGGTGGTGCAACTCCTGATTCTAAAGTATATCTTTTTGCTGGATGTGCAGGAAACCCTGTCTTGAGTGTAGAAAATAATGGAAAATTGATGGTTAATTGTACTTTTACAGGTAAGTATGTTGATATGGTAACAGTAGCTAATGCTAACATCCCAGAACCCACAGGAATGCAAACACCTTTAGCCGAAAAACTACTAAATGCAGCCGTAACTATTAACAGTGTAACACAGTTTATATCTTCTTTTTCATTAGATATAGGTAATGATATACAACCTGTAATAGATCAATCTGAAGTCACAGGATATGAGTATTTTTATATTGCATCAAGAAAACCTAGAATATCTACTAATCCTTTGCAATTAACTATTGCTACAGATGATGTTCACGCTCG